CTCTCAGCGGGCAAATCAGGCATAATTTGTTGGCGGAAGCCTACAACAGCCAGCAAGGAAATCGGGTTATGGAGTTCTTTCGTCGGTTTTTGACCGATCAGGCATCCTATGGCCCTGCAAACGGAGGTCCACAACCGGGCAACGGAGCGTTAACTGCTGGCAGTTACGCAACCACCCCGCAGGTTGATCTTTTGTCTTTAGCAGCGCCGGGACGAGCGAAGGTAGGGCAAACGCAAGTCACCCCTGATAAGCCGACTTTCACCGTAGCGGAGATTAAGCAGTTCTACACTGACAGCGCGAACGGAAAGTATGCTGGGCGTGAACAGGAATACAATAACATCCAGCAAGAAATTTTCGCTGCCGGTCGTGAGGGTCGCGTAGCTCGTTGATCTGATCTGAACTGACGTCTCCGTAGTGTTCACCTCAAGAGCGCTCACGGAGGAAAATCATGGCTCTTGGTCTTGCGGGTGCAGCAACAGTCCCGCCTATATATCCGTCTGGCAGTACATCGACTGACTACGTTGCGTCTGGTTTTATTCCCGAGATTTGGTCGGGCAAGCTGATCGAGAAGTTCTACGCCGCCACGGTTCTGGCGGCAATCAGCAATACCGACTATGAAGGGGAAATCAAAAGCTACGGCGACCGGGTTAAAATCCGCACGAAGCCAACGCTGTTGATTAACCAATATCTGGTTAACGGCGATCTGGCTCTCCAGCGTCCTACCGGAAGCTTCGTTGAACTTACCATCGATCAAGGTCTATACTTTGCTGCCATCCTTGACGATGTGATCGAGAAGCAATCGGATATCAACAACCTCTCTATTTGGGCCGACGATGCATCGGAACAGATGAAGATCGCGGTCGATACCGACGTTCTCGGCTTCTTGATGAACAACATCATGACACCAGCCGCTCCCCCGCCGGGAGGCTCTGCGGCTGTACCACCGCTTGGACCGGCTGGCGCACCAGCGAACTGGGGCGCAACAGCGGGTGCAATCTCAGGCAATATCAACCTCGGCACGTCAGCGAATCCAGTTGCTACCGTGGGACGTAACCCCACCACTGGACAAGTGGAAATCATCGACATCATTCTTCGTATCGGGCAGTGCCTCGATGAGTTGAATATCCCCGAAACGGGGCGATGGATCGTTATGCCCACATGGGCTACGTTCCAACTCAAGCGTTCTGAACTGCGTGAAGTCTTTGTGTCTGGTGACGCTGTGTCCATCCTTCGTAACGGAAGGTTTGGACAGGTGGATCGGTTCGTTATTTACGCCTCCAACCTCTTGCCCAACGGTACACCCGCTGGCTTGGGCGCGGGCGTATATCCGATCCTCGGTGGTCATGCACATGGTTTGACCTTTGCATCGCAACTGACGAATGTGGAAACCATTCGTTCGGAGCGGACGTTCGGTCAGATCTTGCGTGGTCTGCAAGTCTATGGTCGTCAGATCTTGGATTTCAAGGCATTGGCAATGGCGCTGGTGGTTCAAGGCGGACCTTGATCTGACGCGCTCGGCCCCCGGTCGGAAGCCCAAGCCCCCCTAGGCGACCGGGGGTCGTTAACTGTAGGCAGTTAAGGAATGCAGTCTTATTTGCCTATCCAAGCTTACATTGACCAAACACGGTCAAGCTTGCAGGATTTGATTGTTCCGTATCGTTACGCCGATACGGATATTTTTGATGCATTGAATTTTGTGATGTTAGAAACTTCGCGTATCCGCCCAGATATGTATCTCGATATGAAGTATCAGCAACCTTTGCGTGCCGGTGATATTAATGATTGGACACCGGCTCCATATCCCAGCAATGTAAACACGAACAGAATTGTGCCGATACCGGGTAAGTATTTTCAACCCATGGTTTGGTTTATGTCTGGATACTTGCAGACATATGATGTTGCCGATACGGCAGATCAGCGTGCGCAAGCATTCATGGCGAAGTTTCAGCAACATCTGATGACTGTGAGTGCCGGATGATTAGTGAAAGCATTATTCGTTTAAATGATATGGTGCGGATAAACACACCCGGCTCACTGGATGGTGTTGTTCGTCTAGAATTGTTTAATGTTTTGCGTGAGTTCTTTCAACGTAGCGATAGCTGGTTACTAGAAATTCCAATCTTTGTCGTTCAATGGTCTAACGATTATGTTATTGAGACAGGACAGAATGCCGTCGTAAACCGTTTGTTAGGTCTTGAACGACCGCGCTCACCCCCACCTCCCGGCATGTGGACGCCTGAGTATGTGCCAACTTGTCCTCCCCAATATCTGGCCGTAACAGCGCGGGACCAATCGGCAGAAGATATGCCGATCCAATACCCGTCCACATATAATGTTTCCAGCGCAACGGAAGCACAGAACCCACTGTTTAGGGTGCGGAGGTCGGGGGTTCTTTTAAATGCTGGCGTAAAATGTCCGGTATTGCGTATTGCGATGAACCCGTCTGCCGATGAGACGTGGGTCGCTACTCTATCGATGAACGTAAGTGATCCAGTTGATAGCGATGGATTTACTTGTCCACCCGATTGGTTGATGAGTAAGTACATGGATTACATTGCGAGTGGGGCTATTTGCCGGTTAATGCTGCAACCGGGGAAGCCTTACTCCAGTGTTCAAGGCGCACAGTATCACGGGCGTAGGTTTAATGAAGGCGTTGGTATTGCGCGTACCGAAGTTCGTCGTATGCTGACTTATGGAGCGCAACGATGGAACTTCCCGCAGGGATGGAATAGCGCTCGACCACGCCTACCGTCAGGACAATTGCCATGAATTACCCCGCATCTGTTCCGATTAACTATAGCAATAACGCTTATTTCTATCCTGACGATACTGGGGTGCTTGGCTCATTCACCAAGGCACCCGACGCAAAGACATTGGTGTCACTCGACTACACCAGTATACTTAGCGAACTCAATATGAACCTTCAGAGTATTTCTTATGTACTCAACTATGGTTCGGCCCCACAGTTACTTGTGTCTGGCACAACCATTGAGGCGAATAACAACATCGTTAGTTTTATTGTGAGTGGCGGTCTGAATGGACTGAAGTATGTTCTTCAGGTTAATGCGTTGATGAGTGACGGTCAGACGGTCAATGTTCAATACTTGGAGGTTGTCGTGTCTGCACCCGGTACACGATCAGGCAATTGCGATCCAGCCGTTTATGGATCGACCGGCGTTGGTGGACCACCGATATCGACAATCTATCAACAAGCATCGATCTTGAATGGGGATAACACAAAATTTGGTTCAACGTTTATTGTATTCTGGGTCAGCGATACAGCGCCGACGACAGCGAACATCCTTGATCGCTGGTATAACACCAGTGATGGTTTGATCTATGATCGAGCAACGGATGGCAATAGCGTATTCTGGGTATCATCCGCGCAGCGTCCTACGCAATACACGACAGGGGCGAATGCGCCTACAGGGCCACAGATCGGTGATATGTGGTTCAATACGGGTACAAACGTGCTGAGTATATGGATGAATACGGGTTCAGGGTTGAACTGGTTCGTGATCTAACTGCGAGCAGTTAAGCGATGGGCTTTCAGTATCCAGTTAACCCGATACCGGGTCAGCGGGTCACGACACCCGGTGGGATCACGTTTGTATGGGCAGAACCGCCCGGCGGATGGGTATCCGTATTTTCTGATGCAAATTGGCCCCCGGCGTATATGGCCGGTTCATATGTATCGTTCCCAGAAAACCCGGCAGTTGGAGATACGTTTACCACCCCGGCTGGATTAGAGTTTGTTTATACTGCGGAGTTAGCTTGGCGCGTTATTGGTTCAGCCGCGCTACCAAGCCCTTATTTTCTTGCCGGAGTTGGCCCACCACCGAACATCGTGGGCTATGAAGGCAATTATTATTTGGATGTTTCAACTGGTGATCTCTATGGACCCTATGATGGAGCGCAGTGGCCTCCTCCTATTCCATTTATTCCGGCTACTGGTCCAACCGGTCCTCAAGGTATACCGGGTCCAGTTGGTCCGCAAGGCCCAATAGGGAGTACAGGGGTACCGGGCGCTCAAGGACAGCAAGGTGTTCAAGGTCCGCTCGGCCCGCAAGGGGAAACTGGTATACAAGGTCCGATGGGGCCGATGGGGCAAGCTGGTCAGTTTGTCCGCATTGTTGGATACTTTTCTAATAAAACGCCAGCACAATTGCCGCCTAATGGTAATTTTCCAATTAACTGGGATAGCCTTGGTAATCCGCCTGAGCAATATGTTATGCCTTATAATGGCGGCTTGACCTATACAGTTGATCAACATGTTTGGATCTTTGTTAGTCCTCAATTTAATCCCGCTGGATGGGTTGATCTTGGGTCAATGAACAGTATGCCGGGTGTACAA